TGCCATTATAACACAATCTAAAGCAGGAAAGTCAAAACCCGTTGTTAATATACTAACATTCACTAATACTTTGAATTTTCCGTTTTTAAAATCTTCTAAAGTATTTTTACGTTCCGTTGAATCTATTGTACTATCAATTGATTTTGCATCTATTCCGTTATCTTGAAAACATTGAGTTATTGCATTAGCATGATTTATTCCACTTGCAAATATTATCGTGTGCTTTCTATCTTGTGCATAATCTAAATAAGACTTCACTATTATATTATTTCTTTCATCATTGTTAATAGCTTCTTCTAAATGTTTTTGGACAAATTCCCCACCAACTGTTTTTACGTTTGATATATCAGTATTTGTATATACTTTTTTTGCTTTTGGTTCTACTAAGTAACCACTTTTTATAGCTTTTAATAAAGTCATTTCATAGATTATATTATCAAATACTTCAACCATCTTTTCATTGTATGGAGTTGCTGTTACTCCTATAATAATAGAATTTTGACCTATTGCATCAATAATCTTTTTTATTTGTTCTACTGCTACATGACATTCATCAAATATAATATATTTAAAATCACCATTATTAGTTATATCCTTTAATCTATTACTTTTTGCATGAGTTAAACTTTGTCTAGTTGCAACTATTATATCATTATCGCACTCATTTAATTTCCCTTGTATACTTCCAACATCAACATTTTCTCCACATACAAATTTTAGTTTATCAATTGTCTGCTCTCTCAATTCCGTACTCATAACAACTATCAATATTCTTTCGGTTGCTTCTTCCTTAGCAAGTCCACTCATTACAATAGTTTTTCCTGTTCCTGTCGGTAGTGAAATTACTCCCTTTTCACCTACTTTCAATCCTTTGATTTTATTAATACTTTCTGTTTGATATTCTCTTAATTCCATAATTTTTATATCCTCCTTTTGATTTTTGCTTAATTTATATTCTATATTTTATTTTAATTTTGCCTAAAAACGTCAATTTATCACTCTCTAATAAATCAAAAATTAGTTAGTTATCAGAGAGTGATAAATCAGATTTTACTAATTATACCAATACTGATAAATTAATATTTCATTTAGGTTCAATAGTGATAAGCCAGTATAGTGTAACAATAGTACTCAATAACAATATTATCCATTAACAATAAAATCCATAACAAGATGAATCTATAGTTTCGCAAAGCTCAACCTTGCTTACGCATTTTCATTTGTTTTCTTTTCTTCTTTTTGTTTATCTAGTTCTTCATACTGTTCTTGTAATAATCTTAATTTTTCAATGTCAATTATATTTGCTTGTCCATTTCCTTTTTTCTTTATTAAATCATTTATCTTTTGTTTAATTTGTTTTTTGAAGTTACTTTTATCTTTATTTATTTTACTTATTTTTATATATCCTTTCTTTTTTCTTTCACTGGTTAACTTTTGCAGTAATAAATCTTCATTTCCTACTCTTGTATAATACATATGTCCATTTTTAATTTGTCCTTTTGAAGTTTCCTTATATCCTGCATAATCAAATACAAATATATTTAATTCACTCAATATGTTTATGTATTTTAAAGCTGTTTTTTCTGTTACTTCTACTCTTTCAGCTATATTTAACACTGAAGGATATCCTAAGCAATAATCCTCATCATTTTTATTATTGTTAAATGTACTAGATATGTAAGCATAAGTTTTTATTAGTGAATATGTATCTACTTTATTTTTATTACTATATTCTATTAATAGATTAATTTCTTTATCAAGTAGCATTGTAAAATTATCTCCTATTTCTTCACATAGTTCTGCAAATATTAATTTATTTTTATCATAATCAGTAACAATATTGTTAATACTATATTCTTGTTGTAAGTAAATATCATCATAATAAAATAATATTTCATATTCATATAATGATTTTATTATTTCTCTTATCTGTCTTTTTCCAGTTGAATTATTAGGCTTAATATGTAATTCATTATATAACCATTCTAAATTAAATATACATACGTCTTTTGAGTTTCTAGACATATATAAAAGTATTAATATGGTTAGTTCTTTTGAATCTAGTTCGCTATCTCCTTTTATTAGATTATTTGGTATTCTTGTAAATTTCCCTTGTAATTGTCTTTCTTCCATATATCTTTTATCTCCTTTTGATTATTAGATTATTATGTAATTATTTTTCTATTGGTGTATATTTTCTCATAGCTTCTAAAAGTTCTGGAGTATTCTTGAATAACCATACAACTTTTTTAGGCTCAAATATGTTTGGCAAAGTATCTACTATCTCAAAACCTCTATCGGTTAAAAATTTAGTCATTGCTATAGTTTTAATCACATAATTTTCTTTATTATTATTTGTTATATTTTTCATTTCTTGACACGTCCTTTTCTCTTATATTTTATTTATCCTCTCTTATTTTCTATTAATTTATTATCATTATCTCAGCATCTTATCAAGCCACCTTTCAATTTTTTTCATGTATTACTATAATATACAATTTCTTTTTGTATTTTGGGTACTTTTTTATATTTTAATTTATTAATGCACTTTAAGAGTATAATTCCAGTTATTTTTTTGAAATTATACTCTATCTATATTAACCACTTGTTAGTGGATTGTATTTATTATTAATTAACTCAACTAATGAATTAACTGACATATCATTACAATTATCATATCTTAATACTGTTTCAGGTTCTAACCCTTGAATTAAATTATCCTCATAACTTAGATTGTTTTCTTTTAGAAATATAAAGCTTGGCTCTTTACTAAACATAAATTTAATTTCATTATCTATATAAACAATGTATAAGGAACTTTTCAGCTCCTTAGCTTCCTTGCACTTATTAAGAATAATTTCTCTTGTAATCATCTTATTGCCTCCTATACTGCTACAAATTGGCTATTTCTATTGTAGCTATCTCTGTAAGATTCTTTTACACAATCCATAAAATATTGTGTGTCTTTCTTATCTTCTGAATTCATTTCCCATTTATATTTAAATGTTCCTGCTCCAGTAGTTTCTACTATTCCAAAATTATTTTCTATATAAACTTTTTCTATTCTGTTATTTTCAATATCTTTAGCTCTGCTTAAAATTTCTTCTAATTGCTTAGGTTTTAAAGCCATTAAGTTATCTTCATTAAGTTGATCTCCGTTTGGTATATAAGAATTCTCATTTCTTAGAATTTCATTGATTAGGTTTTCTTTTTGTAATTTTGTCATTTAAATTACCACCTTTACTATATTAATTTGTTACCTGTTACTATTATAATACATTATACAGATATTAAAGTCAAGCTTTATATATTAATTTGTTATATTGTTTATCTATTTATATTTACTATATAATGTAGATAGTTTTTTAATATTTAAATTAGTTTAATAAATTAATATATAAAGTATTGTAATTGCTTTTATTGTATGTTAAAATAAATTATAGGTTAATTAAGACGTAAATACATATTAAAATATTAAATGAAGGTGGTAATTAAAATGAAAAATATTAAAACTTTATCAAACAATGAATTAGTAAAAGCTTACAAAGTAGCTAAAGTTAATTTTAGAAATGCAGTTGAAGGATCACAAGAAGAAATAGAGTGTGATAGAATATATACTGAAATGTTTAATGAATTGAATGAAAGAAATTTAGATTTGAGAGATTATCAAGAAACAAACCAAACTGTGGAAAATAATACAACTAATAATACAATAAAGAAAGTTAAGACATTTGTAAAATCTTTAGTTATAGCAACTACAATATTATTAACAACTTCTATTCCATTTGTACCAGTTATGGCTCAAGAAGTAAATAGTAATCAAGATGCCAATATTATTAGTCATTATACATTAGCAAATGGATATATGAAGACAGTATATAATGATGGTTCTTATTATATTAATAGTGATGTTGAAATTCAATCAATAAGTTATATAGATAATACAATTACAATAAATAAAGATGGTCAATTGTATTCGTTCTATGATGACAATGTTAAAGATTATTATTTAGGTCAACAAATTAATATTACAATGGACCAAGATAATGAAATAGTAGATTGTATTGTTGATACTGAACCAGTTATATATAATGATGTTAGTGTTATATATGCAGATAATGAAGTTTGTTGTGTTAGAATTGATAATAATGTTTATGACTTTGTGAATGAGGATGGTAGTTATAAAGTAAATGATATGGTGAATGTAGTTATACAGGATTATAAGATATTAGAAATTAAACCATGTGTAGTTAAGTAGTAGATAAATTAAAAGCATTATGTTTTAATATAGATTAATAAATAGAGTTATTATAATTAAGTTTGTAGTAGCTCTTTTGTTATGCCCTTTTATAGCGTTGTAGTGACGTTGTATAGATTGTTTAATATAAGTTGTTGTATTAAGATTAGATTGTTATATAGACGTTTATAGTCAGCATCTTATTAGTAGTGATCCAATTATATTAGTATGTTATATCTATAATGTTATCAGTTGCTATATGCTATATTAATGATCCTGCTATTGTTATTGTATATGGTTTATATAGTATGTTATCAATAAGTTATGCTTCATATTGACGTTGTGTGAGTCCTTATAATAGTTAGTAATGTAATTGGTTGTCTTGATATAATGTTGTTGTTTAACTGTTTGATAGGTTATGAGTGATATTTATTTTTACAGGATTATTTTTTATTTTGGTGTTCATTATCTGAAAATATTTTTTTGAATAAGTTACATTAATTATTTTTTCTTAGATACTAAATTTTTTATTTTTAATTATATAGCACTTATCAGCTTATTTAAGTAATTTTATTTTTAAAGGTACTAGTTATCGGAAAATTATTTTTTTCTTGTTGTGAGGTCTCTGAAGTGGTTTAATTGATATTTATTTTTTTATTTTTGGATATAAAAATAGACTATAGATTTTTTATTTTTTTTCTATAGTCTTGGAGTATTAATTATTTTTATAATCTGCAATCCATTTTTTTATTAAATCTTTGTTAGTACCTTTTTGCCATAAATGGAAGTCTATTTGTATATCATTATTTTCATCTACTGGAATTTTATTTAACATAATACTTAAATTTAATAAATCTTTTTCTTTATATATATTCATTATTAATCACTCCTAAAAATTATTTTTCTTCAATTTCACTAAAAAATTTTTTCCTATTAAATCCTATATGACGTATTAATATTTCAGCTTGTTGTCTATCATCACATGAAATTGTTTTAAAAGTTTCTTTTGTTCTTAAATCTTTTATTAATATGTTTACGGTTGGTTGTGGTTTGATGTTTGGAATAATTTTTTTATTTTTTGATTGCTTCATTGTTGTAGTTCCTTATGGTTTCTAATTTTAAATTCAAGTTCAAATATTAAATCACTAAGATAACATTGTAATAATTGTTTATTTTCTTGACAGGCTTTTAAATGTTTTTCTTTATAATAATCTAGTTTAGATTTTAATTGTTCATTATTGGAATTTTTTGGAGTGTAAATAATATCATTTTTAAAAGTTGAAATAATGAACAACTGGTTTATATAATAATCATCTTCAAACATTACATATCCTCACTTTCATTATTCTTTAATATATCATTTATAGACCACTGTTTAATTATATTCATATTATCAAGTTCATTAATCCATACTGTTTTACTGTTCTTAATCTTATCCTTAGCAATCTTTAAAGCTAAATTAAAATCGTCATCACAGTTATTATTAAACCTTCTTTGTACTGATTTATTACTTTGTTGGTGTTTCCACTCCTTAACCCATACAACTAGATACATTTATTATCACCTCGCTACATATAATAATACTATATCATATTTATACTTTTTTAAATATAGAATAGTTGATCCAAGTCAAAACTATTAATAATGCAATTAAGCTATAAACTATATATCCAGTTAATTTTATAACTAATATATAATAAGTAATCATAATTATAGATGCTATTGTTGCCCAAATATATTTCATATTTTAGTCACCTTTCTTCCTCGTCCATATATTCAGCAGTAAAGTCATAACCTAACTCAATAAGGTTTATTCTTAGGTTATATAAATCCATATGAAACCTTAACTTGCCTTCATATGCTTCCTTAATTTCTTGTGCCATGACTATTCTATCTTCTTTACAATTATTTATCATTTTAATACACTTCCTTATCATTTATTATATTTTTGATTATATCATATTTGTATTGTTCAAATTATGAAAGGTAAGAAGGATTTTTAAGTCCTTCTATTTTAATAACTTCTTAGCTTCTTTGTAAGTTGTCATTATATCTTTTTTGATTTCTGTCATGAATCCATGTTGAAAATCTACACTTGCACAATCCCAATATTGACCATTTTCAATTGTTGGACATCCTGATAATTGGAAGTTGTATTCTTTTAATTCTTTTCTCATATATGACTCTATCTTTTCAACTATGTAATCTTGAGTTGCTTCGTCTTCACATGTTACTGTTAATTCAAAACTTAATGATCTGTGATAATCTGAATCCCATAAAGTTCTTTTATAAGAGTCTTCATTTTCATATTTTTTACATTCAGCCTTTACTGTATATTTTGCAATTACTAGGTCAGATTTTTCAACTATTGTTCTTTGACCTTTAAAGCTGCCTTCTAATATTTGAACCTCAACTGCATGATCATTATAGTTTGCATTTACAACTCTTACCTCTAATTCTTGACCACATTGAATATTTTTTGCTTTCATAATTTGAACAACTCCTTTTAATTTATTAGTGTCTATATTTCCTAACCTTTACTATAATATAATTATACCACAACCACATATAATTGCAAGTGTTTTCTACATTAATTTATTAAATATTTAAAATAAATTTTTGAGTTATTTGTTTCTGTTTGATTACCTTCTTAATATATTATATGCTGGAAAATACTAAATGATACATTTATTCGTATTAATTTGTTATTAATTAATAAAGAACTTTTCGACAAATTAATACTATATTATTCTGCTTATAATATATGTTCAATAGTACGCATATTATAGGTTTGTTTAGTTATATCATTCGTATTATATTAATATGATGTAATACAGTTTGATTTGATGTATAATAAATTAATGTATAAGTACATGATTTGAGTTGTTTTATACCCTATTCTCAATTATATGTATAGTATTATCAATTATGTTCTCAATTGGTGTGATTTGTTTATTGATAATGATTGAGAATAACTGTATTACTTGGTTTAAGATATTCGATTCTAACGTGTATTCTCAATTAAGTTATAGGTATTAGTAAGTAATTGTGCTATTGATATGCTATTTAAATTTATATTCTGCTTAGAATTGAAGTTGATATTGGATGTTTAGTATTCGTGTTTTGATATTGTTTTGATCTGCTGAATGTGATATTATGTTAGTGTTCATTAGTTGAATATAGATATTGGATTGATTATATATGTAGTTATTAAAACTATGTGTTAGTGTATTTATAGTTATGTTATGGGTTTGTTTATATGTGTTATATAGTTACTGTTATCATGTTAAGTAGATGTTATTAATGGATTGTAATTAATAGTTATTATTCATTTAATGCAATTATATTTAGTTATTGCATATTAAGTTATACAGTATTGATTACTATTGTATGTGATACAATAATGTTGTTCTTAATTATATTGAATAATAGTTTATTGAGTGTGATTATATATAGTTCAATAGTATTGTATTCTATTGAATGTTAATCAATTATATCTATTACAATTAGATTGTATACAACTGAATTAAGTGATTTGCAGTGGGACAAAACTTGACCACGATTATTCAAGCCAACATTAATATAATAGTTCGTGTTTTAAAAATTCATCATTCAAAACTGCATCACCTAATCAGCAACAGCCAACAAGTCAAGAGTAGATAAAAGATTGATTTTAATAGTAGTTATTGATTACTTGGATCAAATTTACTGCTATATTTATTATACTAATCAGTATAGTTTTATTGCACTAAATTGTTATTTAGTTTAATTAATTTGAAAGCGTTGGTATCACTAGGTTTGCAGGTTTTGAAGTGCTAAAAAGTAGATTATTTATGATATTTGATTGGATATAATTCATTGCCTAGTAAGTACATAGGTATAGTGGGGGCATGTTTTACATTATTAGTTCAATATCTGAACACAATAGTTGCTCTATCACATCTACAAACGCATTTTTCAGAAACCCTATCGATTAACCAAAACACGAACATTATCTCCAAACCTCATTCGTCCCATGTTTCGATGTAACTCCCTATCTACCCCATTTCACTCTAAAATTTACCATCAAAAATACCCTAAAATACCCTCAATTCACACTACTAAAACCTTCAAACCCAGTAACCTCAACACCTAAGACGATTAACACATCATAACTTCAAATAACTAGTTATCAACTCAATATATAAAACCACTTCAAACCCTTACTATGACTAACCTACAACCAATTATTAATATACATAAAAAGTAGGCACACGACATCAACGCATCGTATACCTATCTTAACTAAATTTATAATCTAATTTTTATAATAACCATTCTTCTAACATTCCTTTTAAAATTATTTCTTTAGTTAATCCTATTTCTTCACACTTCTTATCAAAATCTTCTATAAGTTCTCTATCCAGTCTTACACTTAAAACTTTAGTAGTTATTTTTTGTTTCTTTGTAAACTCCATACCCTTTTTAGTTTGCTCTTTAACTTTAGCAACATTAACAGTACCCAAATATTCCATAGCTTCATCTTTGGTTTTAAAACTTTTATATACAGATGGGTATCCTAAAACTAACTTCTGACATTCAGTCCATGTATTTACTATCTTATCCTTAACACCTTTACCTTCTTTTATTGCATAATATTTCTGTTTAACTTTTTTAGCCATAATTTCTCCTTTTAATCTATAGAATATATTTTAAGTTTACACTTTATCTAAAAAAATAACAACATCACTCAAAACCACTCTCACATCAATTCTCCCACTCTAAAATCCTCCCTAACTAACTATTACCTAAAATCCTTAACACATATCTTACAATCCATCTCTAAGCTTGTCTAAATTCAATAATCATAAAAACCAATACATAAATAATAATTATCCAAAACAAAAAAGAAACCATTCTAAACTAATAAAAGTTCAAAACAGTTTCTTAATAGTGGTTGATAGGTATTAAATTATAAAATATTTGAAAAACAAAAAAAGTAAATGAAACAATATAATCTACACAAGAATATTATAACCCAAACCAACCATATATTTCTACTAAAAAATAATACCAGTTTGTAATTATACTAAAAATATCATATCTAAGTCAATCTACCATAGGGAGGGGCTATATTTTAAAATCCAGAATCTAAGTACCTATATATACTACCTACCCTATATAAAATCCTATAAATAATCAAACTAAATCAAAACATAAAAAAATAAGACCATACAAAATATGATCTTAATAATATCCCAATAACAAAACAATCTATATTCTAGCAATTTCTAAATATTCTTTCATTAATTCCTTAGTATCAACCTCATTATATTGTTGTAAAAGGTCTACAGTAACATCTCCTAATTGATTCGCTTCATTCCCAATCAACATTAAAGCTACAACTTGAACTACAAATATCAATTCTAAAGTCACAATACCTAACAAATTTCTATTAGTTATTATATTAAATACAGTATTATCTATTCTGCTATGTTCTCTTCTAATTTCTCTTAATGTAATTTCACCTGTTTTATATTTATTGTATTGGTCAATTGTCATTATTGTTTTCATTATCTATTTGCTCCTTATTATTTAATTTCTTATATTCTGATATTTTTGCACATTTGTATCCTATTATATACCAACAAATAATAACCATTAATACAAATATACTTTGTCTTGTAATTGTTGGAATTGGTTCTATTAAACTATTAAATCCTGTTGCAATAACTTGTTTTTCTTTTACAGTTTCTCCTACTGGTATTGTAAGCAAGTTAGTTGTAAAGAATAAAGTTATGGCAAATCTTCTTAACTTTTTATCATTAATAATTTTAGTGGTAAAGGATTCTAAATTATTATCTTTTATTATTTGCTCTAGAGATATCTTACCATGTTCCATTTCAAAAAATTGATTTATACTCATGGTTATTTCTTTCATACATTCTCCTTTATACATAAAATTGTTTATTTAGTTAATACTATATTTAAAGTGAGGTGGTTATAAATGTTTGCATTTACTATAGGTGTAATAACCTGTTATACAGTAGTTGTAGGGATAATAACATTTTTATAGATTAATTAATTAATTTGCATATATTATTGGTGTATAGTCAAATGTTATATTTATCTTAAGTCTATTCTTAATTGGATAGGCTTCTTTTTTATATTCTAATCCTTTTTATTTAATTCATTTTCCATAGCTAGTTTAAGAACATCCTTAATATATCCTGACTTTGAAGACTTATTATTGAGCCAATTATATAATTCCATATCTAAATCATTATTTCTCTTAAATGATACATGAATTACAATAGGTTTATTATCCAATCTCAATCTCCTTTTCTCATTCTTTATATTAGTAATATATGACTAAAATTAGCTAAGTGTTACTATTTTTAAATATATTTTAGAAAAAATTGGTAATAAATACAAAATAAAAAAGGACTACCATATAATTAGTAATCCTTAAATAAATATACTTATAAGTTATTAAATACCATTTAACTTCTCTATATAAAGAGTTATTAAATACCACATATAATTTTATGTTTAATTTTCCTTTTTAATATTAAACCTAACTAGCTCTATTTTCTTTTTGGTCTTGCTAGTTATAACATACTCTTCATCGTTTATAATACATTTATCATAAATTCCAAACATGTACCATTTTGTTTCCATCATTAGTTTTAAAATCTCATTTGTATTAAGTTTATTTAATGTATTTATATTTATATTTTTAACTGTAATCTCAACTTCATTATCTAATATAAAACTTGTATTAACTACTAATTTATAATCTTCCTCGCCTGCCATTCCTATCCCTCAAATCAATTACTTTATATATTATATGCTAGTCCTTAAAAATAATTTACACTTTTTATTATATTCATGTATAATATCTTATCCATAAGGTAATACTATTACTGTATACAATCCTAAACATAAAACTGAACACAAGTCGCAATTCAATTCCTTAAACAACTGTCTTCGCTTTTCGGTCTAATTACTCTTATTTCTCCTCCCCTATTACTTTTATTATCTTATTGAATAAATTCAAGCCCTCTATGACTCACTTTAGAGCCTCCAATGGTCAATGAGTCAATGATATAGAATACTACAAATAAAAATACAATTGAAACATACTACTAAAACTGATTATAAATAAGCACAAAATAAAAGGACTAGTCTAACTACTAATTAAACGTAATCCTCAAATAGAATATATGTAAGATAAAAGTAAGGAGAAAATAGAAATATAAGCTAGTGCAAAAATGCAGAAATCAAATATATTATCTATTTCTCACTTACCAAAGTAATAAAGCTAGACCTAAGAAAACTATGCTTCTTTTGGTAAAATCAAATTATTACTTATGAATTCAGTTAGGTACTGATAGTCAGCTTTTGTTAATACAGAGCTTTTACTTAGAGTATAGATTTCATGCATATCATTCTTAAATTCAAAACCTTTATAAACTTCTATATGAGTACCAAGTCTATAGATCAATTCTGATTTTAGTTGTAATATACATTGTCTATTCATTAGTTTGTTCTTTACACTTGCCTTAAGTACATTACTAAACTCCATATAACCATCAGTAGTAACAACCTTTAATTTATGCTTGTCTTCCACTGTATTAGGCTTTTGGATTGACTTTGGCATATTTGTATTAGTATCATTACATTTACCTTCAGAATCTAATCCTATAAATTTAAGACCACCTAGAATAAGATTAAATAAGAATACAACTATAATAGGTATCATTGGTACTAATAATCCTACTGATAATATTGCAACAGCAATTCTCTCAAAGACTGTATCCATTGCATTGTATAACATTAGAACATTCATTGCTAAGAATCCTAAGATACCACTAAATATTAATGATTGTCTAATACTTTTTTTAAACATGCTTTGTTTTTTCATTTAATTTTCCTCCTTTTGTATTTAAAAATTGCTTTGATTCTTGATATTATTGATTTTTCAACTATACAATATTCATCATTTTTAATTACACACTTAATATGATAATCTTCATTTAAAAAATGTTGTAATTTATCATATTGAAGATATTCTAATGTTTCTAAATTAATCATATCAAATGAACACCAATCGTCTGTATCTGTAATTATGAATCTAGTGTCATCATCCATTATTAGAATATTACCAGTACATAAATCTTTGTTTGAATATTCTCTTTGTAAAATCTCATTGGAGTTAAATTTTATAAGATAACCATCATTCTTAATAATTCTTTTTATTTGAAATTTACCATTATCTAAGAACTCGTCAACATGTTCATAATATAGAGTAATTAAATTTTCTAAATCCATAGCATAAAAAGAACTTCTAGTTACAGTAATGAAGAATTTGCTATCATCATTTAATATAACTATATCTCCTACTTGAATATTTTCTTTATCTTCATTTGTAATTTCTTGATTTTTATTAATATTTAATTTTAAGTTCATTTACTATCTACTCCTTCGTATTTTTAAATTTTTATCTACTATACTTTACACACATCTTATCTAATCTTTCTAATTTTCTCCAGTTAATGGTGTCCTCACCTTTGCTATTTTCTTTCATAAAACTTCTGTAATAATAGTTATAAATTAAATCTTTAATCATATTTACATTCTCCTTTGTAATTTAAAATAGTTCTATTTCTTCAGTATCTTCATTGATTTCAAATCCATTATTATCATATAAACCATCTATAAGTGATTCTAAATCAAATGTATTGGAACAAAGACAATTTACATTAGTGTTATTTATTTCGTTATATCTTTGGATTATTTCATCAAATGTTACTATCATTTGTATAATCTCCTTTCTTAATTAATTCATATATTTAATATATGTACTGGGGCTATAATTAACATTCACCCCACTATATTGCTCATGACATTACTATTTTTTGTAATAAATCAGTAAAATTATAATCTAAACCTATAATATCAAAATCTTCTCTGTCACTTGATTCACATTTTCCGTTGTAGTTTATTATCATAACGTCTGGAAACCAATCATCTATATCGTAATGTTCTTTATACCATGCTTGAACTTCTTCGCTATCATATATTGAGTTATACTTTTCTCTTGGATTGGTTTTATGATGTTTGTCAAATTCTATTAGATAAGAATTAAATTTAGGTTTTCCATTAATATTATTGTGAAATATGATATGTGCATCGCTTCTTCTTTTTGATAGTGACCAAGTTTCTTCTAGCTTAAAATAATTCACTTCAGTTACTATACTGTTTATTTCTGCATAGAGATTTAATAAATAATAACTATGGTCTGATATTGTATTTTTACTAAATTGATATATTAATTCTTTCCCATATTTGTTTTTATTAGCTACTATATCTTTGTTGTTTGTTAACCTTGTTAATACTCTTCTTGCCATGTCTATTTTACATTTGTCATCTTTATAGAATAAATTAGCACATATTCTAGTGGTTATAAATCCATATTTTTCTATGAAGTTAAGTATATTTCTTACCTTTTGTGTATATCTAATCATTCTTATTTTCTCCTTTCTTGATATTTACTCCATTTTGATTGTTTTGATTCTCTTGATTTTTTAGTAAAATCTATAGTTTTTTTAACATTTTCTTCTGATTTTTGTTCTTTTTCAGTATTTTCTTGTTGTTTTTCTTGATTTTCATTAATTAATAGTTCATTTTCTTTTTGAACAATATTCCCTTGATTGTCCAATTCCATAAACTCTTTATCTTTTTCTATTAATGGCTTTAAATAATCAATAACCATTTTAGAATCTAAATATAATGTTTTCCCATGATATATTTCATCTGCAACTGCAATAAATTCTCTTTGTTTCTTTTGTCTAATTGCTAATGATGCCAATTCTCCTTCTCCTAATATAGTTAATGCACTAGCAGTATTGGGAAAATAAAAACAAATTTGATTCCCTAAATTTCCCTTTACATCTCCAGACATATGAGTAAGTGAACCTCTTTGAGTACAGAGAATACAATAAACTCCACTTGATCTACCTTCTCTAGCAAGCTTCCACATTAAAGCATTACATTTTTCTTTATCTTTTTTCTCATTATCATTTTCTTCAGCACCATTTACTGCAAAACTTGCGACCTCATCAATACAAAAGTATATAAGTGGTAACTTTATATCATGACAATCATTATATTCATAAACATTGGTGATGCTTCCACTATCATCAACTTCATCAAACATTTTATTACGTCTTGAAACTTCTCTGCTTAGATACCTTAATTCTTTTAAAGCTGATTTAGTATCCTTAGCGTAATATTTGCAGTGTTTTATATTTTTAAACATTCTAAGATCTTGCTTATCACTCAGCATACAAATTGCTAATTGAACTAAACTTTCGTCATTACTTAATACTAAATTTAATAATCCCATTATCATAGATATAGTTTTTCCAGAACCTGCTGAACCTCCGATAAGAACATTTGGGCTGGTTTTAAAATTTAATATAATAGCCTTATAAGCATGTGTCATTCCATTATATAACTCCCAAGGTTTAACTTTAATTGGTTCATATTTTTCTTTATCAGGAACTTTAGTATTCATTATTTCTATACTTGTTTGATTTTTAGTATCATCAAAATGTAGGGAGCAAATTCCAAATATTTTATTTAAATCAACTATATTTTCTTCCAATACATCATAACTAAGTCCATTTGGAATAGAAATTTTAAAGTTATAACCTATTAGCACTTTGTTTCCCTTTTTATCTAGTTTAGTGGGATGATATATTTTTTCAGATTCATCTAACTTGAATGTTTCACCATTACCATTCCTTTTTTTAGAGTCAGCAAATGCACTATACCAATTGAATTTGATTGAGTCTATTTCATTAATATCTAATCCTTGCAAATGACATCTCATGTATATACTTGATTTAGTAGAACTATATTCTGCTATTACTTCACCTCTATAAACTACCCCGATTGCAGGTAACAACTTTCTAAAATCATTTAAACTTTTTCCGTAAGGCATTACTACTATTACATCAAATCCATAATGTTTTATAAATATATCTTCTAGTACATAGTAGTTTGCTTTTTTATTAAAATCACTATAAGTTTTATTTGTTGGTACATCTTTACTTAAATCAATACTATTAACTCTTTCCATTAATATTTTCCATTTATTTTTTATGTTGTTTTTAACTTGATGCTCTGCAAAATAACTACTTAACTCCATTATTATCTGTCCTTTCTTTTATTAATTTTTTCAATTAATTTTGTCAATTCACTATCATCGGATAAACCATCATTTTTTAGTGCCTTTAGAAAATGTTTTGTAAGTATAGGTGCAAATCCAACCATTGTGCCCTCTATCAACAACCACCATGGAGCGACTCCAGTTCCTCCAGCGAATGTAATCATAGTTCCAGCTTTATATAATCCATAAAATTTTGTAGAAAACATAAATGTTTCTGCTCCCAAAATACCCCAAGCACTGCCATATATAATTTTCTTAATCATGTATAACTCTCCTCTTTTTTGTTTATACTATATGTATATTCAGTTATTCTAAAAATGTGCTTAAAGGAGGTAGTTTTTTATGTATTTAATTTTAGGCATTATATGTGTATTTATAATTGCATGTTGGATTGCTTCTGAGTGGATAATTCGCAGTAATTATAAAGATAGTCATGATGGTAAAAAATACAGTATAAACAGACAGTTAAAATTGATATCAGATTCTATAAATCAGCTTGACGGATTTGAATTTGAAGAATTTTGTATGTACATGTTCAAATTAGGAGGATTAAATGCAAAAGTCACTAAGAAAACTAATGATGGTGGCAAGGATATAATAATTAAAGATAAAGATGGTATCATATATGTTGAATGTAAGCATTACGCTGAAGAAAATAAAATTACAGTAAATTTAATTCATAAGTTAATAAGTGCATGTACTGTTGACAATGTAAAGCGTGGAATATTTATTACCACTTCGGTTTATACAAGTTCGGCTATTGAGTTAATTAAGAAATGCAAAGCAGTTGATATAGATATATGGTATAAAGACGATGTTCTCGATTACTGTAGGAATATTGATAGAATAGTGTTATTAGAATGGCTAGGATATGATAGATATGAGGTGATGAAGTATTGTACAATATAAAAATAAAGCCTATTCTATTTAATTAATATTTAGAATAGGCTTTATTTTTATATAAAACTATTTTCCAAGATTCATATATTTATCTCTTATAGAAGATGATTTCCTTTTTGTACGGTCTATAGTTGTAGATGTCTTAGATTGAATACTTTTAGTATTATTAACCTTATTCATAATACTAAAATCAATCTCTATATCGTCCTTAATGCTATCCATACTTTGTTTTTCAACTTCTTTTTTCTTGTCCATTATACTTTTGTATGATGTTTTTAACTCTGTAATAATATTATTATTAAAGCTTGTACCTGCGGAAACGATAATATTTGTTTCATCATCCCAAACTGAGTCATGTGTAAAAGTAGCATAACCAAATAGATCCCTAATTAATTCTAAATTAATATCCTGCTTATGTTTTTTATTCAAAATCATTCCATCTACTTTTGGATTCTTTAATGGTTCTACATATATACTTCTATTAACTGCATCAGATAATCCATTACCAAAATCATCATTGGCAAATTCCAATATTGTTGTAAATCCACTAGTTGTCAGTAAAACTTCTAATTCATTTTCATCTAAATTACCTTCTGCTGTAATATGATCGTAGTTTAATAATCTGGACATAGTGATTGAAAAATCTCTATTAATATCCATTTTATTCTCTCTTGAATTATTATCAAGTAATTGAATATTAGTAATAAAACCCTTACCATCATTATAAGCATCTCTTAATTGTTCTAAACTTTGAATTGCATTACCTTGCATTCCTAAGTCTTCATTAGCTCTTGGTAATACGGCTACTACATTAGATATCTTACCTTCTTCTCCATATATTTCACCAAAAGCTTCTGCAATTATACCACCCATTGTGCCTCCAGTTCCACCTGATAATGTATATACAAAGTAATATATCAATGAATTTGCATATCTTTCATAAATTCTTCTACAAATCTTATCGGCTATATCATCTTGGGTAATTACATTAATGGCATATTGTCTATTTTTAGCCATGCCTTTTAGTCCATCAATATGATATTTATTTTTATTATCTGTATCAATTGTTAGCAAATCCTCAAGACTTGTATTTACATAGAAAGCGTTACACCCTTCTTTTTCAAGTTCTCTAACTATATTTCCTCCACCTTGACCGATTGCAATAAAAACTACGTTTTCCACAATTACTCATTCCTTTCATTCATCATATTTTGAATATCTTGATCTTTTAAATTATGTGCTATTTTAAAATTTTCAATTCCATTTTGACTAACATAGTAGGTTTTAAATTGCCCATCTTTAGTACCTTCTAAAATTAAACCAGTCATCAAAAAATATTTAATAACATTTCGTATCTTAGATGATGATAATTCTGTTAAATTCATCAACTGTATTCTATTTAATGATGCTACTGAGGAAACACAATTATTAGCAATTAATTCTTCCAATACTCTATAATCTCGTTTATTAAATAATTCAGACATAATATATCACCACCTTATAACATTTAACTAGACAAATAATACCATTATACATATCACTTGTCAATATACTACTATCATCATTTGATACTTTATATAAATAATATACTAACTATGTATTAAAAGTGTTACTACTATCACAAAATTATTTAATCATACTGTTAATACAATGTACTCATAATGATTAAACAATGCATATATACTGCTTATAAAGTATCAATATAATGCTATTATAGTGATTATACAATGTTAATATAGTTAGTATATTATATATTAATTATAAGTACGTAATAGCCACATCAACTCAAGTGTACTATAGTTGTAATTGAACTTTTCTAAAGTAAACTATAGTTATAGTATAAATAACTTAAACTAAAGTCAATTTGAACCATAGAAAATTTAAACTGAATTCTATTGTATACTTGAGTATAGATTTGTTATACTATAACTATAGTTTAATTTAATGGAGGTTTAACATGCATAATAATATTATTGACGTTGATTATATAGACATAGAAAAGGTAGTATTTTTAACAGCACCAGATGTAGCTAGAGAAATACCAGCAGATGAAAAAAGGGTTAGATATTGGGGCGATGTATTTGGCGATATTAAAGAATGTGGAGTACGCAAGATAGACGGACGTAAAAAATATACTAAACAGACTATTAAGGCTTTTAAGATTATTCAAAAATTAATTGATGATAAGCAGTTTTCTCATATACAAGTAAGAGATTATATAAGTAAAAATGGATTTGAATACATTACTGATCCTGATTCAAAAGATTTATCTAAGGATTTAATTGGATATAATGGCTTATCAAGTGAGTTATCAGTAGAAATAGAACAGAGATTAAATTCTTTTCTTAATAGTTTAAAAACTCAGATATTAGAAAACAATGAAATATTAAAAAATGATATAAAAGAACAAGTTGCAATGACAGTTGACGAAGTAATAACTGATATACTAGAAGAATCTATGAGTGGTATAGATAAAGAACTACAATTACAAAAAGAAAGTAATATGCAACTGTCACAACAATTATCTGATGTTCAACAAGAACTAGCACTTACCAAAGAATCAAATCAAAAGCAATTAGAATCTCAATCTAAACAATTACAAACTAATCTTGAAAATATGACTAATAAAATCATTAAAGATATCATAGAAGATAATGACAAGGCAATAAATGAATTTAAATGTATAACATTGGAACAAATAAAAAATAATCAAGAACCAAAAGGAATAATTGCTAAAATATTTAACTTAATGAAATAACAACTCAACATAGGAATATATTTGTCACAATAGAGATTAATTTCTGATACTATAACAGGCTCTAGGAATAGAGATAGAAGTTTAAAGGTAATAGTTGTTGTCTTTAGAATTGGACTGTGTATGAGAGCGAGAAGTGGGTTTAAATTAATATGAATGGGAGCATGAATTTATGTACGGAATATATAATATTTATAGTAATGGTAAGCTAATTTATATTGGAAAAACAATTAATTTTTATACAAGATTAAAAACTCATATTTCACAACAACCTTGGAGTAATGAGATAACACACATTTCTGTTGCTAAATGCAAAACTAAAGTAGATATGGATTTATATGAAAAGTATTATATCAATAAACTAAATCCTAAATATAATAAAGCAATTGTATACAATGAAACACCAACTTTTGCAGTAGAAGAATTAAACTTTCAAAGTTTTACTCTTGAAAAATTCTTAAAAATTAACGAACCAAAAAATCTGAGAAACAGCAATGTTAATAAAAGCTATGAGAAACGTAAATTAGAAATATCAGAATTTCTAAAAACTTCAGTTGAAATAAAAGATGGTATAAAAATAGACTTTTCAAACTCCAATAATACATTGTATCATTGGTGGAATACACTTAAAACAGATATTAATTTTTTACACATAGACGGAGATATTCAATTCTTTAAGCAAATTTTAAAAGGTGTCAAAGAAAATAAGTATGAATTTATTTTTGAAAATAGTGAAGAAATTTTTAGAAACCTTGATTTATATAGCTTAGGATTGAGAATTGATAGTTATTCAATTAGTAATAAGAGAATCAGTAAAGGATTTACTGGAGTTAATTTCATTTTAGGAATGAATATGAATCCAAGAACAAAAGATGTTACTGTAAGAGTAAATAGATATATGCTAGAAGAATATTTTGATAAGTATTTTATCTATTAATAATCTAGTCGGTTATTTATCTATAACTAAATTTTTATTATAAAAATAATTAGATAAATAACCGACTACTATTTGGAATAGAAAAGAGAGAAGTTGTGTTGCTTTTATTCCTTTTTAGTGAATAGTCTAAAGACTATTTTAAGAAGAGAATAGTTTAAATAGAATATAGGAGGCTGAAACTAACTGGTATCACTACGATTAGAGTATGTCAGGTCGGTATTTTATCCAATTGTGGTCGGTATTCTATCTGTTGATAACGTGTTTACAGTCGGTATTTAATCTATGAGTAGTCGGTATTTAATCTATACAAAGTCGCTATTTTATCATATAATATTACTTATAAACAACTAAATTCAACATAAACTGTGGAAAACATACTCAACATATTGATATTATCGTAATTTTATTGTGGATAAACTTGTGGAAAAGGAGATTCTTATGGGTAAATCTAGTAGCAAAAATAAAGAAGCATTTAAATCAATAATTGGAAAAACTAAAGTTATAAAATTAAGGAATGGTGAATCTATAATGGACGGTAATTCTGTTCAAACTCCATTTTTAGCACCATACCGAATTGCAAAAGATGACAAAGGAAAACCTATGCCAATAACATTTGTTGAATATGAATGGACTGCTATTGAAGATGGTGTAGAAATAAAAAGGGGAATTGAAGTTAGTGGTCATGGTGCATTGGGTGTACCTACTTTAAAAGATAAAGAAACTTTAAGAGCATTACAAGACATTTATGTGTGGAGTAAGATAGATAAAGGTATATTGGAACTAGAAATAGATGAAAGTAAGGTTACTGAGTCTGATTTGATGATAGATTTTATTTCTATAGATAATATAGCGACCTCATTAGGATATAATAGTACTAGTGGACAACAAAGAAGTGCTATTAAGGAATCTATTGAAAGATTAGTAGGTACAAAAATATCTAGTAAACATCATGGAGGACTGTATGATCCAGTAAAAAAGAGATATATTACCGACTCAAAAAAAACTTTTAGTTATCTAGATAGTATGGAAAATTATATTGAATATGATTGCGATAATTGCTTATACTTCAATGGTTGTCACAGAAATACCGACAATTGTTTGAATGAAGAACATCAAAGAAAAGATGTTACCAAAATCAAAATGAGCATGTTTCTATATCTTAGTATAGCTAATAATTATCGACTTTATTACAATAGAGATAAGGCTAATGAAATCAAAAATCTAATTTCTAAAAACATATATCTAATTTCTCGTAAATGGCTAGGAGATGGTTATATATCTAGAGCTAATATACAAAAATATATGGATAGAATACCTATGAACGCTAAACAGGAAAAACATAGAAAGCAGGCTATTAAAGAGGGGATAGATATTTTAAATGAATATGATTTTGTTGAAGCTTCTATTGAAAAGGACGTAATTAAGGTTATTCATTTAGATAAAAAACCGACTAAATTTAAAGAAGTTGCTTTAGATAAATTGCCGACTAAAGATGGTAGCTATCTAAAAGATAAATATTGTTTATTTAGTGAATTAAGAGAAGGTTTATTAGATATAGGTATCACTGAATTAGAGTTTAGCAGTATAGTAGACGGTAATATAGAAAAAATAGAGTATATCAAAGCCCTATTAAGATACGTAATGTTAAAACAAATATATGATAAGAATATAGATGCGAGGGAATATTTCTTAAACTGCTGGTATAAAGAAGGTGGGACACCAATAGATAAGAAGTATTACAATGAAATAATATAGTCGGTATTTTATCTGTAAAGTTTTTCAAAAAAATAAGGTAATATTATATAAATTCAATATAGTGTAATAGGATTTATTGCACTATATTTTCTCAGAAACAAAATAAAAACAATATAGTTGACAAGTAATATTATAATTGATAAACTATCAATAGGGATAAATTTTGAGGTCGCTCCTCATTATTGATAAGGCTATTTTATCAATCGGTAGCTTTCCCTACTTGCAATAGATTGGTAAATAAATTAAAATATAAGGAGATTGATAAAATGATAGGAATTTACAAAATTACAAATAAGATTAACGGGAGAGCGTACATAGGACAAAGTAAGAATATAGGAACACGATGGAGCAATCATATAAACAGACTTGAATGTAAAAAACACGAAAACAAAGAACTGCAAAAGGGTTTTAATAATTTTGGATACTTTAATTTCTCCTTTGAAATTATCGAAGAGTGTCAAGAAAAAGAATTATTATCTGTGGAACTAAAATATATTAACCTTTATCAAGGCAATAGTTATAATATAACAAGTAATTCTAATAGTACTCTTTATGTTGATAATTTTAAATTTAATAAACATATAAATATTAATTTAAATTATAATATTTTATCTCAAAGAGTAATTTTAACAGCATTAAAGAAATATTATGAAAGAAATACTAAAGAAATAAATATAGCATGTAGTGATATAATGAAAGAATATGATTTTGATCACTCGATATATTATAAAGGTATTCAAAGAATATATGATGAAATATCGCATTGTGAATTATTTGAACAAGTATTAATTGAAAATTCATCTATTTTTAATTTGAAATTTAATGAGCAATATTACTTTTTAGCTAAATTGTTTTATGATAATAATATAATAGACAGTACAAAGAATTTTATAAGACGTGGTTCGTTGAATTTATATGTAAAGATATTATGTAATAAGTTAAAGTTATATTATCATTTGGAAGATTTTAAAAGAGAATACAATATAAATGAATTACCTTCATATAAACATTTTTCAAACATTAAAAGAATATTATTAATACCAATGATTGAAGAAATAGAACTAGTATTAAATAAAAATATAATTATCGATGAACAAAAAGAAAGAGGAAAGATTGTAGGATTTAATATTATTACATCAAATACTCTACAAGAAACGCATTCTATACCCTCAAATTAAAGCCTTACTTAGTCACAGGTATTAGTTGTTGTCTAAAAATGGAACGCCTTAGAGAGTTAAATGAACGCAAATAAAGCCTATATATAAATATATGACAAGAGTAGTAGAAAATATTACTCTTATTTTTATGTTTTTGATTATTATTATAACTACAGTATTTATATAGGAATTGTATTAGAAATGTTTTTTACAAAGTTGGTAATTGTACCTTAAATAATAAATTAATGTATAAACGATTGACAAATATTAAGTATTGGATTAATATGGTATTAGAAAGAAAAGAAAGGAGGGAGAGTATTTGGATGAAAGAAGTAAAAGGTATATTCAACAATAAACCATTTTCAATGATACCAAATATATTTGTAAAAAATATTGATGGTGAAGATTGCATAATGAATGAAAAGCAATTAGCTATAGCATCTATTATTTATATGACTAGGAGTAGTAAAGATGTGTGCATTTTCAGTATAAATTCCATATGTGATAACTTAGGACTAGCATATAACTCAAGGATAAAGAAAACTATAATAGATACATTGCAACTATTAACTGATGAGGATCAAGTTCATTTCAAAAGTAAAATATATTTAAATGATGATTATACTATTAAACATTTAAATATATTAAAAGCCAATGATATTATATATGGACAACTAATTAATCATATGGATGGAGATTTTTGTATGTTTTGTGATTTAGATATAGATAAATTAGTAAAATATTCAATTGATAACGAAGTTGACTTATATTATTTAGTAAAACAATACATATACATATGCAGTTGTCTAAATAAAGATGAGAAATGCGAAGATTATTTATGTGCATATCCAAAATTAGATAGTATAGCTAATGCTTGCAATATAAAATCCAAAAATACAATTGTAAAATATAATAGTATCTTTAAAGAGTTAAAAATATTTAGTTTTGATTATGCAGGATATAAAATTGACAAAAATGGAAATGAAACAATAAGGAATGGAGTAATGTTTTATACTCCTTATGGCAATGAAGAAATATTATTACAACGTCTAAAAATAGATAGAGATAAACATGGGTATTATAAAGTGAGTAATAAGTATAAAGAACTTATGAATTTGCAAATATCCATAAGTAAGAAAATAACTAATATTAACCAATTAAAGGATAAGTCTATAATAGATTTAGAAAAATTAAAATTATTAGAACAAGAAAAAGAAAAAATAATTGAAATGATAAAAGAAGAAAAATTACCATTGTGAACGAAAAGTTTTTCGTGAATCAATAATTCTCTATTGTATTAATATTTATTATATGGATATGTATTATATTTAATATATATTGTTACGGTACAGTACAGGACTACTTTTCGTACAAATTAATTTCAAAATGTACAAAAAGTCGGTCAGTAATTTTTAATAAAGTACAAAAACCAGTCCTGTAAAATTTAGATATGTACAAAAAGTAGGAATTTGACAGTTTTAGTTAAAATAAAATATGAAAAGGAGATTTTATAAAAATGAATAAAACAGAATACAAATTACATTATAATAATTTTGAAGAATTAAAAGTAAAAGGTGTTTATTTGATAAAGAATAAAGATAATGATAAATTAAAAATAGGTATAACCAATAATTTAATGAGAAGGTTAAGTGAAATAAAAAAGAGTTTTCAATTTTGTGGAGTAATTCCAGAGTTAGATATAGAATGTTATATTGAATATAAACATAATCTAGAATTAGAACAATATTTACATAAAGAATTAAAGGAATATAATTATCAGAATGAATGGTTTAGTATTGATAATATAGATATAGTATTAGAAAAATTAAATGATTTTAAATATGAAAAAGAACTCAAAGAAATTAAACCATTAATTAAAGAAAATTTTAATATACCTGAAGAAAATAATATAGATAAATTTATGGTAAAATCAATGAAATACTATTTATATAACCATTATGAGTGGCATGACTGTAAGAATTATACAAGATATAGTATTTATATAAAATGTAATGGAGACGAGTGGACGGCATGTAGTATGATAGATGATATACAAGGAGATATATTTCATGATTGGAATTATTTCACGCATTGTTATGAAAAAGAACGTTATAATAAATTTGATGCTAGTGATGAATTAATAGATAAATTCAAAGAGTTAAATACTAACGCAATAATAAAAACAGAAAATGGAAATATAAATAGTTTAGAAGATCACTTTATACAAAAGTATAATAATTATTTATCAAATACATTAACCGATATTAAAGATTATATAAATAATACAGACGTTGAAATAGAGAATACATATGATATATCATTGAAAAGAGTTAAATTAGAAGAAAAAATTGAATATCTAATTAATAGAATGAAAACCATTAAAGAAAACTTAAGCATGTAACAAATTAATGTATAAAATGTTGACACAAAACCCAAAATATGTTAGAATAATATTATGGACAAGATAGTAGATATTTACTTGATTTCCAAAATGATAATAAATTAATATAAAGATAATAAAGGAGGTGAGAGTTATGAATAATGTAATAAAGTTTGCATCATTTAAGTCAAGAAAGGTTGAAGTAGATTTATATGAAACTAAATTAGCTAGATTTTGTGAGTTAAAGCCAAAGAACTTTAGTGATACTTTTGAAGGAAATGAAGAAATTGAGTTTGAAAATCTATATAACTGGTTGCAAATACATAAAAAGAACGAAAAACAAAGCAGAATGGCAAATTAATAATAAAATAATGTATAAATAAAAAATAATAAAGAAGGATGGTAAAAGAAAATGACTGAAAACGGACAACCAAGCAAAAGAGAACAACATATGGATTTCGGAGGGAACATTGTTTATAGGAAATATAGGATATGGGAAGAAAATACAGAAAGAAAAGATACTTCTTACATATATGAGGACGATTTTGACATAAAAGAAAGGATGGAGGCTATTGAATGGGAAGAACAGTATAAGAAGAAGTGTCAAAAGATGCTAGATGAAAATAATAAATAATACATATTGAATATAAATAAATAGTACATAAGTTATTCTAAAATTAAGAAGTGATGAACGAGTAATAAAATTGCACCTTGAAATAAGTAAGGGTTATTATTACTAATAAGTTCATTAATAAAAAGTAAGTCAAAATTGATATGGAGGGATAAAATGAATAGATATATAGGTCAGTATAGAACAGTTTGCGAATTTGACCAATCTACACTAAAACCCAATAAGGAGAATACATATATTTACTGTAATGGTGAAGGATCAATATGGAGAAGAAGTGAAGATATATTAGTTTACACCAGAGAAAAGAAGGGTATATCAAACATACTAATAGAAAATTTAAATAAACTAGGAGTAGAAATAATATCTGATGAAAGTACAAGAGAAGATATTCAATTAGTTTTTAATGAAGGAGATTTAGGTGTAGTTGCAACATATTTTAAGGCTAGAGAAAGTGGTACAAACATTAATCCTTGGTCAAGGAAGAATCTAAATCTATTTAAATGGTTCAAAAATAACAAACAAAAGTACATAGACAATGGATATTATAAAGTTAGCGAGGAATTAACTGATGAAGAAAAAGAGATATTTAGACAAAGGTTTAATAAGTAGTCATGTATATAATTTTAAAGGAGAAAATGAGATAGTTTTGGGTTTAATTTAAGTTTTAGAGTGGACAAGGTAGAATAAGTCTAGTTGATAATTTAAATTAAAATAAAGCCTAAAGTATTGATTTAAGTAAATATTTTATTAATTGTATTAGTTTGAGTTATATTTAAGAATTAAAAAGAGAGTAATGCAATTTATCGTTAATCTGACTGGAATGGAAATTAGAGTCAAAAGTATGTCAAAAAGTCCTTTAAAATTATATAGGGAGTGAGTATGTAAAGAGTGTTATAATAAATTAATTTATAAATAACAGAATAAATTGCGTGTTTTATTGGAAATTTAAAAGAGAAATAAAGGAGAAAAATGACAATATATTAATATAAATAAGTGAGGTGACGGAATGTCTAAACAATTATCTAATCAGAAGAATATACTTAAAATACATACAAAAAGACTAAGAAAAAATAATTGGAGTTTAGACTTAGCATTGGAAGAAGCTAAAAAAAATAAAGAAGTTATTCAACTAGGAGATAGCCAAACTCTAAGATTTATTAATGAAATATTGGAAATAGAAAATCAAGATGAACAAATTAACAAAATAAAAGAAGAAATAAAGGAACTTGAAAAATTAGATAACTCCATAGAAAATAGAAAAAAAATAAAAGAATTAAATAAAAAGAAAAATGGATTGAAATTTAATCAAGATTATTTATGTTTGGTTATAGATAAAATTGGAGATTTTGATAAATGTAATAGAAGATGTAGTTTCTTTGTAAATGGGAAACAATTTGTAAGATTATTAGGAACTACAGGTGGAATAAAAAACGAAACTATAGTATACGTTAGTAGAGATGTATTTGACCAATTACATAAAAAATTGGATAATGGTAGAGATTTAGATAAACCTTTAGTTCCAGCTAAATTAGAAGCATATAAAGCATTATCTTGTAGTATGAGTGTTCCAGTTAGAGATCCAAAAAGCATATTGGTAGTAGATGATTGCATAACTCATTTCAAAGAAGATATAATACAAATAGATGATTCTAAAGGAGAAAGACCAGTTTTAGAAATAATAAAAGATTTTGATGTTGAATTAATTGATAGTGATGGTTATGGTCTTATATCTCCACAATTAAGTAAGTTATGGGGAGTAGATATTAAAGAATGTGAATTAAAAGACAAATTTGTACCAACAGGTTTTTGTATTAGAAATGCTTTTACTAAGGGAATGGTTTTTACATTTGATTTTAAGAGATTTGCAAAACAAATAGCACATAAAAAAATAGTTAAAGATGTGTGGGGGCAAGAGAGAAATATAAATAAAGTTGATTTAATATTAACTACTTCCATGCTTAAATTATGGGACAGTTATGAATCATTAGAACACTATTTAGCTTGTTGCAAAGAAAATGAATGGACTTTTAGTATTACAAAAATGTGTCCAAAAGAATTAGAAAATGAAAGAACATTAAATTATCAATTTTTACAGTCTTTTAAACTTAATGATGAAGATATTAAAGAATTAATTAAACCAACTGTAGATAGTATCAAAGACAGTTTAACAATGGACTATGCAAAAACATTACTATTCCTAAAGGGAACTAAATTGAATGATAAAAACTCATTTGTTGGAGAAGATGATTATGTTAAAGCGTTAATGGTTGATGAAGAATTATTAAATGATCCTTATATACAAGATAGAGTATATAATATGCGAAAGAAACGTATTCAAGATGCAAAAGTTGGTGTTTTAAATATGCAAGGATGCTATGCTATAATATCTGGCGACCCCTATTCACTATGTCAAAGTATATTTGGTTTAGATGTAACAGGATTACTAAAAGCCGATGAATTATATAGTAAATATTGGTCAGATAAGAACAGTAAAGAAATAATAGCTTTTAGAGCACCTATGACATGTCATAATAATATAAGAAAATTACAAGTAACATCTACAGAAGAAATGCAACAATGGTATAAGTATATGAAAACATGCTTGATACTAAATTCATGGGACACCACAACTCATGCTGAGAACGGTGCCTGACAAAGATTCAGATGCATTTATTACCACAGATAATCCAGTTCTATTGAGAACGTATGAAAAATTGTTGGCTATATTTTGTGTTCAAAAATCAGCACAAAAAATTAAAGTCACTGAAAAAAGTCTTATTAAAGCAAACAAAGATGGTTTCGGAGATGATATAGGTACAACTACAAATAGAATAACTGAAATGTTTGATATATTAGCTAAGTTTAAAGAAGACTCATTAGAATATAAGGAATTAATGTATCGTATAATGTGTGGACAACATTATCAACAATGTGCGATAGATAAAATCAAGGGCATAAAATCTAATCCTATGCCTAAAGAATGGTATGATTCAAGAGTAAATAGGATTAAAGTAGATACTAATACAGGAGAAATATTGGATAATGAAGAAATTATAAAATTAAAAGAGTTTAATACAAAAATTGTAGCTGATAAAAAACCATATTTCTTTATATACATATATCCTCAATTAAAAAATTCATATGATAAATTTATAAAAGAAACTGAAAATAAATGTATTACTCAGTTTGGAATTTCATTAAATGAATTATTCAAAAAGAAGAATAAAAATGAGATAGAAGAAAGTTTCATAAAATATTACAACTTAAAAAATCCAGTTAGTAATAATAATTGTGTAATGAATAAAATATGCAGAGAAATAGAAAGAGAGTTTAAAGGAATTAAAAACAAATTAAACAAAACAAAGTTTGATTATACTGTTTTAAAAACAGATGAAAAATACACAAAGAATACTTATAATAAAATAAAAATCATATATGAAGAATACATGATTGAGTTGTCACAATTTAAAATGTTGTCTAAAAAGAATAGAGTAGGTAAAGAAGATAAAAACGATGGAATGATAATATTAAAACAAAACTTCAAAGAAAAATGTCAAGAAGAATGTATTAATAAAGATGAACTTTGCAATATATTAGTTGATATGTGTTATAATACTGAAAAATCTAAACAATTCGTTTGGGATATGTGTGGTAATCAAATAATAAATAATTTATTACATAAAAATAATTTCATTATTAACTATCCTGAATTAGATAATATTAATGGAGATGTAGAATTTGGTGGAGAAAACTTTATTCTAAATACTATTGAAATAAAGAAAGGAGAAGATAAATAATGAAATTAGAATTAAATGAAAATAGTAAAATAAAAACAATATTAGAAGAAGGTATAGTATCAGATAAACCAAGTGAAACTATTAACTTATTGGCTAGACATTATAATAAGCAGAGTATGAATCAAGAGCAAATAGTACAAGCAATAAATAAATTTATGATAAAAAATGATTCTAGTAAGTATAATAGTGTTACTTGGGAAGATTTAGTCGAAGGAATAGTAAAGACAGTTATAAAAAATAATAATGATTTAATAGAGGTAAAAGAAGTTAAGATGACTAAATCAGAAATAGAATATATTAAATCATTAGAAAACGAGAAAATGCAAAAATTAATCTTTACATATTTAGTGTATGCTAAAATATTCAATCAAATAAATTCTAAAAATAAGAATTGGGTTAAAGGAGAATGTAGGAATGAAGTATTTAAAGACGCAGATATAAAAGAGACTGGGAAGGAACAATTAAAAACAATACATAAGTTAGTTAGTCTTGAAGTATTAAAGATAGCTAAAAATATAACAAATAATAGTGTTAATTTAGATAATGTAATTAATGATAATAGTGAAGCAGAGTTAATAATAAACGATTTTAGAGAATTAGGATTACAATGGCTTAGATATATAGGTATAAAAGGTGTGTGTAGTTGTAGTGAATGTGGAACGCTATTTAAAAAGAAGTCTCCTAATAGTAAACAAAAAGTTTGCAACATATGTGCAAAAAATATAAAGAATGAACAGAATAAAGGTTATTATCATAATTTAGGAAAATGTAAAACAACGTCTAAGTAAGTAATATCAACGCTTAACAGAGCTACCTCCAGTTTCCTATAGTGATAGGATATAAGCGATATTATTCCTGTCAAATACTTTTAATTTTTTCATTTTTCCACATCTACCTTTATAATTATTTTAACTCTCTCCTGACATTGGCAAGGTACAAACAGGTATTCTTGCCTTGTTAGAGAAAGAAAATATGATTGTGGTATGAATTGAATGGTAAAACAAAAATAAATTAATGTATAAAACAATGCTTAATTCAACTGAAAAGTTGTTTTAAAATAAGCGTGACTGCTGAAAACGTCACTAGGAGGAATTAACAATGTATTGCAAAATATGTAAGAAAGAAAAATTAGAACAAAAATTTTACAAAGGATTTAAAGAATGTAAAGATTGTTTAGAAGAGCATCTAAATAAATTACCTAATACCGTAGCTTATGAAAAAGTAAAAGATTTATTACAAAATAATAACTATGTTGTTAATGAAGAATTGTTACATAGTATTTTCTTTAGCGATGAAGATACTATAAGAGGAAAAAATAATATTGGTAGATTAGGTCATTATTTAAAGGATATAAATAGTCTTCCACAATATAATAAATATAGAATTAAAGTTGTTGAAAAATCAGATATAGACTTTATAAATGATGATATTAAACAATTAAAGAAGAATATAGAAAATGCAATTCAAAAAGAAGATTTCAATGCACATAATAAATGGATGAACTGTTTAAGAGATGCTATTGAGTTGAGAGAAACATTACTAGGAGGTAGTAAATATACTATTAATCTAGGTACAATTAATGTTAATAGTAGTAGTGCTGAAGATCTTATGAATGAAATAATAAAATTAGCAGAAAAGAAAGTAAAATGTAATTAGTAATTAAAACACGTTAAAATGTTTTAAAATATATTTTAGGTGGCGACTGACGCTAAGGAGATAATAAATATGACAAATCAATTTTTAGAAAACGAGAAAATATCTTTAGAAGATAAAATTACAAAAGCTAGAGAAGGTAATAATGAAAATACATACAAGAATTTAATTCAAGCTTATGAAAGAGTTTTAGAATTGATTAGAAAAGAAAATGTATGGACAGATATGTATTCACATTATAAATTGAAAATTGAAGATGAGTTTCAAGACGTAGTATCTACGTGGAAGCAAAAGGGTGAAGACATCAAAGACCATAAGATTTATAAAATTGAAAAAGAAATAACAAATGATAATGAAAAAATAGGTATAGCATTAAAAAGTATGTTTGAAAAATATCAAAGTAATGAAACTAAAAAAGCAATTGAATCTATAATAAAACGTAAAATAGATGAAGATGAAAGTTTTTATGATGTATTAAAATCTTTATCAAATGAATGGGATGATTTTACTGAAAACAATAAGAAAAATATTAGTAGAACAATTGCAGGAATAAGAAATGAAGATTGCTTTAAAGCATTATTAGATAATTTAAAATAAAATATAACTTTTAAGATAATAAATTAATGTATAAACAAATAGTAAATATCCCTATTAAGGGTTATAAAATAAATTAAATTAGAGAGAAGAAAGAGGAGATTAAAAAATGAGTAAAGTAAAAACAATTAAAAAGGACGAAATTTTAACAATTATTAAAGATGTATATGGATTCTCTACAAAGAAAGAAGCTGAAACTAGATTTTGTGATTTGGATTCTTTAATAGAAGTTATTTCAAGTAATTTAAATGCTGGAGAAAAGGTTAATATAGGAAAGTATTTAGTTTTAGAAAAGAAGCATGTGGAAGCTAAACCATCTAAGAACGGAGAAATGACTAGAGTAATTGATGGAGTTAATACAAAAGTACCTTATACTACAGAAGCTAAACCAGAACACGATGAAGTTAGACTAAAATCAACCAAACAGTTAAATAAATAATAAATAGACCTTTGAGAAGGACTAGATTAGAAATAATTAGTCCTTCTTTTTATATTAATCATAGAACTTATATTATTGTATAGGTTGTTAGTTAATATAAAACAAAAATATATACCGTATATATCGGTGGAGGGTTTGAGGGAGAATTATGGGAGGAAAAAAGAATAAAGAAAATGAAATTGTAATAAGTTTAAATGGAAATCAATCACAAGAAGTAGTAGGCAGTAATATGAGCATTTCATATTTATCAGATACAGGTAGAAAATGTGTTTTAGTTGAATTAGGAATGATACAAAATAATGATATGGCTGACGAATATATACTAAATAAGGAAATGTTAAATAATATTCCTATTAAAGAGTCAGATTATTGTTTTATGTTTCATTTACATTGTGACCATATTGGGCTGTTCCCGTCGCTATCTTCAATGGGATTTAAAGGCAGGATAATAACAACAAAAACCAATGCAATATTATCTAAACCAATGTTAAAAGATTGCATTAAGATTCATGTAAAAAATTGTGAGTATTTAAGGGAGAATAAAGATAAATTTAAAAAGAAAATAAAAGGAAAAGTTAAAGAATTATTTGAAGAAAAAGACTTAGATAATGTAATGAGTATGATGGACGTTTATGAATTAGATAACATACATCATTTAGATGATTATTTATCTTTTAGATTTACAAATAACTCACATATTATTGGTGCTACACAATTAGAGATTTTCATAAAGAAATTTGGAACAAATGTTGTAAAAAAGATTTGTATTACAAGTGACTTAGGAAATACAGATAATTATTCATATACATATTTTACAGAACCAACAATTCCAGTGTCTAGTTCAAATATTCTTTTCGTAGAAAGTACATATGGATTAGGAGATAGAAATTTCAACAAGAGAATTTGTATAGAAGAAAGAAAACAATTGGAAAAAGATATATTAGGATTTGTTAATTACAATCATTCATGTATGATACCATGTTTTGCTTTATCTAGGCTTAGCAATATGATGTGTTGGCTCTATGATACATTTAAAGATAGATGGGACATGTCTAAGCCAATTGTAATAGCAACTAATCTAGGTAAAAAAATAAATGATAAAATGTATGAAGTTTTGGATAATGAAGACTTGGCTTATTGGGATGAAGTTATGACTTGGAAAGCTTTTAAATTCATAAATGACAACAAGAGTTGTGAAGCGTTTGTTAATTCTAAACCAAAAAGCTATTTAGTTTTAAGTTCTAGTGGGATGATTTCGGGTGGGTTTAGTAATCTATTTGTTAATCAAATGTTACAAGATTCTCATAATGGAATATTATTTTGTGGATACTGCTCGCCAAATACAATAGGTGGTCAATTATTAGATGATAGTACAGATACAGTTATTGTTGATGGCAAGACATTAAAAAAGAGATGTATTGTGAAAAGATATTATTCATTTAGTAGCCATGCATCACAAAAAGATATTATAAATTATATCAAACAATGTGATTGTCAAAAAGTAATATTACAACATGGTTCAAATGATGCAAAAGAAGAATTAAAGAAATTATCTGAAATAGAATTAAGCAAAATGAACAGAACAACAAAAGTTATTTCATCGTATAAGGATATGCAAATGACTTTATAAAATAAATTAAAACATAATTAAAGGAGATAGAGAAAAATGGGAAAAGCAATTAAAGTAGATTATAAAGGTATTAAAGCAGAATATAAAGATGGTGAATTTAAGGGAACTCTTGAAACATTAAATGAAGAAGGTACTGAAACTGTAGTTACTGAGGTAAACATAACAGATGAGGTAAAAGAATTATTAGCTTCACTTGAAGAAGAAGATACAATTGCAATTAATATTAAGAAATTTAAAGAAACAGTACCAAAAGAAAAACAACCTATCTTTAAATATCATTGTAGTTGTGAAGAAAAGGAAATAAAAAGTAAAAATGAAGGTTTACATATTCATTGTAATGATTGCGATGAAGACTTTACTCAAATTGATAAATAGTGTAAAATGTTATTATATATAGTTCTAAGGGATTTACCTAAAAGTCCCTTTCCAATAGTAGAGACAAATTAAGGAGTCATGACCTTAATTAAAATAGCTTATCTCAATCGGCTATGTCTCTATTTTATTAATGATTGAGAAATAAATTATAGAAAGAAGATTGAGAAAAATGAAAAAGATAAGTAGAAAAATAATTTTAGATAATTTACCTAGAATTAAAGAAAATAGAAATAAAGAACGTATAGATTGGAGAAATTCGATTGGATATACAATAAATTTTATATATGCTGAGGTAGAAGGTTCAGTTTATATAAAACAATATAATAATGACAAAAGAGATTTGGTTATTGTATATAAAGGAGAAGATTTTCATATTACATGTGATAACCTTGCAAAATGTGCTTTTGGAAAAATTTTAGGATTAATGACAAAAAACTTTAAAGTTGAAATAGGTACAAGATTTAAAGATAATAAAAGAGATATAACCATAACAGACAGAGAATATAGAAAAGATAAAAGGGGACAAAATTGGAAATGGTATAAATACACTTGCAACACATGTAACTGGACAGAAGGTTGGGTTGAAGAAGGAAATTTGCAAAGAGGTGATAATTGTTCTTGTTGTCGTGGTCTTGTTGTTATAGAAGGAATAAACGATATACCTACAACTGCTCCTTGGTTAATTCCTTATTTTCAAGGTGGTTATAATGAGGCTAAATTGTACACTAAATGGGGAACTGGAAACTCCAATAATTTTGGAGGTTATATAAATCCTGTTTGTCCAGATTGTATAAGAATCAAAGATAAAAAAATTAAAATTAGAGATATATATACAAATAAATCAATAGGATGTATCTGTAGTGATGGTCAGAGTTTTCCTAATAAGACAATGTTTAATATTTTAGAACAATTAGGAATAGATTTTATACCAGAATACAATCCAGAATGGATTAAACCTAAACGTTATGATTTTTATATACCTTCAATAAATAAAATAATAGAAATGGATGGACAATTTCATAAAAATAACAATCAAATGAATGGACAAACTTCCAAAGAAAGTAATGAGTTAGATGAGTATAAAGATAATTTAGCAAGAGAACGTGATATAGAGGTTATTAGAATTGATTGTGATTATCCTAACATGGAAACTAGATTTGAATATATAAAAAATAATGTAATTCATAATAGTAGATTAAATAATCTATTTGATTTGAGTAAAATAGACTGGTTTAAATGTAACGAATTTGCTTTAAGTAATCTAGTTAAAGTAGCTTGTGACTTATGGAATAAAGGAATATATAGTATAAAAGGAATATCTAGTATTATGCATATAAATGTTACAACAACTAGAACTTATTTAAAGAATGGAACAGAAAATAGTTGGTGCAATTACAATGGTGAAAAAGAACAAAATAAAAATATTAAACAAATGGCAAGTAAAATATCTAAACCCATAAAATGTTTAACTGATAATAAATCATTTAAAAGTATAGTTGAAGCATCAAAATATTATAATATGGGAGAATCAACTATAAGCATGGTTTGTGGTGGGAAAAGAAAAACTGCGAAAGGTATGGTCTTTGAATATGAAATGTGATTTATGTCAACATCAAAGAGTATGTTGGATGTATAAAGACCATATTAGTAAAATAGTAGACGGTGGAATTCAAATAACTATAGATAAATGTAGAGAATTTGATGAAGTTAGATAAGGCATATACTCGTTGAGATATGACCTTTTATATGGGTGGATAGTGGAGTGATTAAAACAACTAATTTATTAGGAAATTAAGAATCGTGTATTGGTAATACAAATCGAATAAGAATAGCTTCGATTTCCGAGCTATCGGACATTAATATATAGCATTTGACCTAGTTAGGGTATGGATACTAATCTGCTATTCAAGGCGTTATTCGGATTATCGTCTTTAGTTATGTTTTTACATATGCTAAAAATCCGATACCAAAAGACCTCACAAGGCTATGACTTTTCACTTGATGTTTGTCGGGCTAAAGTTATCCTCAAATAGTGCCAATTATTTATGATGATGAAGTACAAGTCATTATAATATCACGTAGGCTAGTGGTTATCCATATGGGCGTGAAAATAATAAATATTTATAATAAAGATAATCCTTGAACGTTGATGATAATGTGCAAGGTATTTTTTAATGAATATTTAAAAAGATGGAGAGATATGAGATGGGAGAAAAAGAATACAATCAACAAAGAGAATCTAAGAAACATAAAAGAAGAGTACAAAAAGTTATATGTCCTAATGCAGAATGCAAGGCTAAAATTATAGTTGAAGATGAAATAGAAAATGGCAATTTTAGTGAAATATCAGGAGTTAAATTTATTGAGTGTCCGTCATGTGGACAAGACATTATAATTAAGAAATAAAATAGTAATATGGGAGAGAATTATTATGGAAGAAAGGTATTTAAAATTAGAAGATGAGAGTAGAGAAAAATATATACATAGAATGTATTCTAATAAGGTTCAAAATAATTTAACAAATAGTCAAGTAAGAGAAATTGTAAATGAAGTATTAGATGTATCATGGCAAGAGAGCTATATGCGTGGTATTTTTAAAAACTATGAAATTGGATATTCTGAAGCATTGGAATCTTTAAAGAGTGAAAAAGAATGTAAAAACAAAATAGATGAAGTTGCAGAATTAATTGGTGAATTAGATTTAAAAAAGATGTTAGTTAGAAACGATACAACTAAGCTTAATAAAATTAAAAGAGATTTTGTTAAAAATATTGAAATAGCAAATTACATAAATGAGTACATAGATAGAGAATGCGAAAACTTTTTGCCTTTATCTTATAAAAGAATAGAGAATGAATCAGAAAAAACATTAATAGTTGGAATTTCAGACTGGCATGTAGGATATGTAATTAAGGATTATAAAGGCAATAGTTATAATTATGAAATTGCTAAAAAGAGATTAGCTAAATTCTTATCTGAAATTAAAAAGGAAATACATAAGAATGATATAACTAAGGTAATTGTAGTGCAAGCTGGAGATTTAACAGAAGGAATTTATATGCGTGGGCAAGATCAATCATACAGTTGTGAATTTAATAGTAATGAACAAATAGTTATGGCTGAAGAATTATTATATGGCTTTGTTACAAGTATATCTGAAATGAAGGTAAATGTAGATTTATATTCAGTCGGTGGCAATCATCAAAGAGGAAACCAAGCTAACAAAGATTCCAATATTGAAGGAGATAACAATAACTTAGTGATAGTTAAGAATCTAAAGAAGTGGTTTACTTTAGCTAAAAATGATAGAGTAAATGTTTGTGATATTGATTTTAAAGAAGATTGTGGAGAATTTGATTTAGGATTTGGAATTATTAAAGTCAAACATGGCGACAAGAGTCCTAAAAAAGATAAAGATTTTTATAATAGTGAAGTTAGTATGAATAATACAAGATACTCAATGTTAATTAGGGGACACTATCATAATTTCAATATGAGTTCTCAAAATATGGGTGCATATGTGGTGACAATAGGTTCATTATTCGGATTTAATCCTTATAGCGTAGATAAAGTTCAATGTACAACACATGCGAGTCAATCTCTAATTGTAGTTAACTATGATGGAGTTGAATATATCAGAGATATAAATTTACAAATAAATTAAAAATAAAATAAAGGATTAAAATGGTGAAAGTTATGGGAGAAATATATCAACCAATAAACCGTCTTTTAGAAGAAATGAAATTAAGTGATTACTTACATAAAAATATAATATACCTCGATACAGAAGTAGATAGAGATAGTCAAGTAATGTTTTGTAGACAATTAACAAAATTAGCAGAACAAGAATTAAGTAAACCTGAAAAAGAAAGACAACCTATAAAAATAAGAATTTCAAGTTTTGGTGGTTGGGTTGTAAGTTTTATGGCTTTGGCAAGTATAATGTTGCATTATCAAGAAAAGGGAATAATCATAGAAACTTACTGTGATGGGTTTTGTATGTCAGCAGGAGCTTATCTTTTAATGTTAGGGACAAAAGGACATAGATATGCTACTAGATTTTCAGATATATTAATTCACCAAACTCAGTTTTCATGTGGTGGACATCAAACTTATAGAGAAAAAGAAAAGAGTTTTGAATACGATAAAAGAGATTGGAAAATGTTATGTGATTTAATGAGAGACTATACCGAATTATCAGAAGAAGATATTGAAGGATTAACAAAATATAACTTAGATATATCATTTAGTAGTATAGAAGCATTAGAACATGGAATAATTGATAAAATAATATAAGGATTATGGTGAGAGAATATGTGTAAAGAAGAATTAAATCAAATTGAAGATATTGAAGATGAAATTAACGAAGAAATGACATTAGATGATATGTCTAAAGACCAGTTAATTAATGTTATTGAACAATTAATGAGTTCAAAAGAAGTTGATATTAATACTGAAAATGTACAAGAGTTAGAATTAAATCCACAAGAATTCCAAGCTGGAATAGACTCAATATCATTTTTAGTAGGTCAATATTCAGCTTTAAAGAGTGTTGGTATTGATTCTACAAGTGCAATTGATGTTATTCTTAATGAAAGAAATATTGAGTATAATCTTGAACTTAATAGAATGACTTGTGATAATAATAAAGAAATTGCTAAAACTCAACAAACAATTACCGAGCAAAACCAACCATAAGTGAGGTAACATATATGGCTAAATATGATGATGTTCATGAAAACATTGGTGAAATATTTGTATCAGAATTATTTTCTAGTATCGATAATGAAAATATAATAAGTGATGAATTATTTAAAAGAAAATTGGTAAACAAATTTATTGAAGCAATTAATGAATTACAAGAAGCAATGGATTCTATAAATTCATTAAAAACCAAATGATAAATTAATGTACAAATCAATATAAAAGTAATGTTTTATTGACTGTTAAAGATTAGAAATAAATTACAAAACACAAGGAGGAAAATAAAAAATGAAATTAGCAAATGGAATTCAATTTAATGATGGTACGAATTTAGAAGAATTTAAAGCACAAGTAGATTTACTTTCGGGTGCATCTGTTGAAGGTTCTAGCAATACAGATACGTCTTATGTAGATAATAAAGTAAGGAGGTTAAAGCTGAAATTACTGATGCTTTAGGAAAAGAAATAGCTGATTTATCTGCAAAGGTAAGTGGTATAGTAGTTCCTGATGTTAGTGGACTTGCTAAAGCAGAAGATGTAGATAGTAAGATTGCTACAGTTGTGGCTAGTTTGAATCAATTGATTACTGATTTACAAGCTGGAAAATATAATAGCATTGCTACAGATGTTAGTGCTACAACAGTATAATAATAAGATTATATGGATTAGATGACTAGGTGAATTTTGCCTAGTCTTTTAATTAAATTTTATTGTTTAGTAATGTTTATCTATATTGGTAAGCAATTAAAATAATAAAAGGAGTTTGATAAAAATGAGTGAGATGAGAGTTTATCAAGAAAAAATGTTAAATAGTAAAAAGGAAATTGTAGTATGTAATTGGGAACGTGGAGAAGGTAAAACTTATTCTATATTTAGAAAAATTATGGAGAATAAAAATGGTAAGTATTTATATATTTCACCTTTTGAACCGAGAGCATTGCAAGATTATTTTAGAGAGTATGTTTATGAAGAAAATATTTTGATTAAATTGCACAAATGTTCTAGAGATAAAATTAGTATAGAATTTAACAATGGAGATATATTGGAAGTATTTTGTTATAAACCTAATAATGAACCAAGAGCATTGAGAAATATTAGCATTACATTTTTTGATGAGTATTATCCTAGTAAAGAATATATAGATAGTATAGTTAAACCTAAAGATGTTATACAAATATTTATAATGATGAGTAATAATACTATTGAATACATAGATAGTAGAACAAATAAAATTACTCGTAGTAATTTCTGTGATATTCAAATAGAAGAATTAATGATTGAATATGCTGAAACACCTAAGAATAAAAATACAACTTTATCAAGAGAAAATATATTAAAACAAATTAATGTATTACAAAATATGAGGTGTGGCAACAAGGAGTAGATTTATACTCTACGAGGTTGTCATGCTAACGCATGATTTATTGTTGCGTAATCAGAGATTACTTACAATATAAATTGATTTTAAATGTGAATGAATTTGACTAGATGATTTAGTTTATCTAGTCTCTTTTATTATTTTTGTAGTGCTTATTTTTTATAGGAATGGGTAGTTATAAATAATAAATAAATTAAAAATAATATTGTTGTAAATTAGTATTCTATATGGTAATATTATCTTAAGAATACTTAAATAAATTATATAGGAGGAATTTGAATATGGAAAAGGTAAATTATAAATATAGTCAATCAGAAATGGTGGCTTACCTACTGCTCAATGGTTATACATATAATAATGTTGAGGTAAAAGAAAATAAAAGATATAAAGGTGATTATAAAGTATTCTTTTATATTGAAGGCTATAAGAATGAATTAATTAAATTAGAACAAGATTTCAAAAATAAAACCAATATATGTCTACAGGATTATATTAACAAACTATTGCAAGTGAAGAAAGTAATAGCTGATGCTATTAGAACTCAAAATAATGCGAAGAACAAAGAAGAGTAAGTTTGTAAAGTGTTGATATAACTAATGTTGAACAAATTAAATATGATTGTTAAATATGAAAGACTGAACTACATGCAGTATTAACTGTTGTGACGTTCAGTCTTTTGTTATGTGTAAAAATAAATTTTAAGGAGGCATTATGAAGATGCAAAATAATAATATAGGTGAATTGATAAGAGATTTTATAATTGAAGAAGATAGTAAGTTTTTAGAAATACAAGGTGGAAGTTTTATTCAGTCTGAAAATGGTGAATTTATAACAAAATCAGAACATGATAAGATAATACAAACTAAATTAGAAAAGTATAAAACAGAAATGTTTGCTACTGCTAATTACGTGTCTAATACTGAATTTGGTATAGGGAACGAGCAAAGTTTAACTAAGAAAAAAGTTAAAAAGAAAAAGAGTGGTAAAGCAAGAGAAAATTTTGATAATGGTGAATTCAATATAGTTTATAGAAATAAAATTGAGGGAGTGATGAACATGAAATTAAATACAAATGAAAAGTTGGTATTTTACATAATGAGAGATTTCATTCAGCATCCTACTAATTGTATTGTAATTAATGATCACATACCTACTATCAAAGAATTAGAACCAATTATAGGATTAACTGAAAGAAGTATAATTACTGCTTTGAAATCTTTAGAAGATAAAAATATGTTAAAAAGAGTTCAATATGGTCATAAGAAATCTATTTATATAAATCCAGAATATTATACATCAGGCAAGGAACTTGATTTAGATAGTTTAAAGTTATTCGGATTAGTGAAAATTGATAATGAAAAAGTTGAAAGTTATTTATAAAATAAATTAAAAATAAATAAGCTATGTGATATTAGCAATTCAAGGAGGAATTTGATTATGTTATTAAGTAAAAAAGTAGAAGTAAATTGGACGAACTATAATAGAAAATGGTATGAGAGTAAGGGATATATATTTACTAGAAAAGAAGATGTATTTGAGGTAAAAGTTGAAGATTTAACATTAAGTTCGCAAGCATTAGTACGTGCGAAATGTGATTATTGTGATGAAATATATGAAACAACATATCAAAAATATAACAACAATAGAGATAGATGTATAGTTAAAAAAGACGCTTGTAAGAAGCATAAATATGAGAAGCTTAAAGAAGCTAATATGATTAAGTATGGAGTAGAGAATGTAAAACAATTAGAATCTTCTAAAGAAAAGGCTAGACAAACTCAATTAGATAGATATGGTGCTACAAATGTTATGAAATTAGATAAATACAAAGATAAATTAAAAGATACTATGATATCAAAATATGGTGTAGAGAATCCAATGTATGTAAATGAATTTAAGGATAAAATCAAAGAAACTAATTTAGAACGTTATGGAACTGAATGCAGTATGAATAATGAAGAGATACGGAGTAAAATAATACAAAATAATGTTGAAAAATACGGAGTAGAATACTATAGTCAAACAGATGAATGTAAAGATAAGGTTAAACAAACTAGTTTAGATAAGTTTGGAAAAGAATATTATATGCAGACAGACGAATGGAAAGATAAAATAATAGAAACTTGCAATGATAAATATGGAGTAGATAATATATCTCAGACTCAAGATGTTAAAAATAAAAAATCAGAATCATTTTATAAAAATGGAACAGTTAAAACATCTAATCAACAAAGATATTTGTGGAAATTACTAGGTGGAGAATTAAACTATAGCAATGAAACTCCTAGTTTAGATATTGCTTTTCCTAATGAAAAAATTTATTTAGAGTTTAATGGATCAGGGCATGATTTATGTGTAAAAATGGGAAATATGACTCAATCACAACATGATAATAGAGAACGTGCAAGATATTATTATATGAAAAAGCGAGGTTGGAAAGGTATATTTATAAATTCATCTAGAGATTATTTGCCTACTGATGAAATAATATTAGACGAAATTAATAAAGCTAAAGAATGGTTTAGCATAGAAGGTAAAAATCATAGTCACTATAATATTGATATTGGGATATTAATAAATGATGAAATGTATGGAAAGTTAAGAAAAATAAAAGAAAAAGACTTAGAAGTTGCTAATTTTTAGTAGCTTCTTTTTGTATGTAGAAATATAAAGGAAGTGAAAATAAAATGAGTTTTAAACCAGTAATAGGTATATTTATATCCAATGAAAAAGAATTAGAGAATTTATTAGATAGTTATCCATATAAAGACGAGGTTGCAAAAACTAATAGAATTTCTTTTAATGTTAGAATTATGGAATTTGAACATTATGATTTAAAAATATTTTATAGTGTGAATCAAAGTGCAAGAGGTTATAGATTTAGCAATGTTATAGTATCACAATCTATAATGAAAAGTATTGAAAATAGTAGTAATAATAATGATGATTATATAGGAATGTTATATAACTTTATAAATCCGTATAATTATTTTGGTGCAAATATTAATGTTGTTGATTTGAGTTGGTAAAGGAGACTTTAATGAAATATAATCCTAAAATAATAGCCCTATATAAAGAAGATAATGAATTAAATAATGTTCTCATATCAAGATTATTACAATATGAAAATATCGAAGTTAAAACTATAAAGATAAATAAAAAATCAGATTATTATAATTTACATGGTACTAGAATAGATGGACTTTATATATCTAGTAAATTATATGGAGTAATTTTAGAAGATGATATTTTAGATGTATTAGAGCCAATGCTAAACGTAAGTATATTTAATTCAAGGATTATATGGTTTAGTGAAGAGTAATAAAAACAAAATAAAGGAGGTGTATTAATCGTGGCAAAAAAAGCACAAGGTAATACAGAGATGACAGATAGAGAACTAATATATTGTACAGGTTGTGACCACGATAAGAAACCTAGTGAATTCTATAAAAGTTATGGCACAACTAAATCTGGCACACTACCATACTGTAAACAATGTTGTATAAATATGAGTTTAAATAATATTGGAAGTTTAGATGTTGATAATTTTAAAAATATGTTATCTAAGGTAGATAGACCATTTCTATATCAAACATTAGCCGATAATTTAAAAAAATATCCTAACAAAATAGAATCTGCTATAGGTTTTTATTTTAAGGATTTAGGCATGGTTCAAAATAGAGGATCTAAGTATAAAGATAGTATTTTTGAACCTAGTAATATTAATGAAAATTCAGCAAGTAGTATTATTACTTCAAAAAAAGCAAAATATGAAATAGAAGATATGACATATGAACAATTAGAAGATAAATATGGTGTGGGATATACAGATGAAGAATACTATTGTTTTGAGAAAAAATGGAGAAAACTTGCAGATAGTTATGGTCAAAAAACATCAATACATACAGAATCGTTGACTACATATATAAGATTC